AAAGATTCGATAAATTGAATAGAAGCATTAGGGTTTAAAGATGCTCCGCCTGTAGTTCCTCTAGGGTTTTTACGGCCGGCGGTTTCAAAAATAGCACCGGGAGCAGATTCGTTAGATACGTAATTAGTAACCGAGAAGCCATTACGATTACGTTTATTAGATCCGGCTTTATATTTAATACCAGTTTTAGCGGTTTGATAATCATAAGCCGGAAATGCCCGGTAATTGGCAGTAGCGACAGAAGCCGTAGGCCTACCCCATCCACTTAAAACTTCATCTTGCCGAGGTAGGAATCCTCTAGCCTTATCTCTGATCGGAAGCATGACGGCTTTTATACTGGTATTCATTTCTTTAAATAAATCATCATCTACAGCACGCATAGCCTTCTGGAGTTGCTTAACGCCGGTTACGTTTACTGGCATCGTTCATCTCCTTTGCTCTATCGTTAAATACCTGGATGATATGACGTAACATCTCGTCATCCATTTCTAAAAATTCTCTAGGCGGAATCCCGGTTTCTACGCTGAGCTTTGCGATCAGATAGGCCATCGAACTCCGACTAATAGCTATTTTTTTTCTTCGAGTACCTCGACCAATTCTAAAGAATCGACGAATTCCGGACCGAAGGTAGGCACGGTAACTCCAGATCTGCGTAAACATTCATGCGCAAGCCAGAAGATTTCTGTTTGTTTTTCTGTCTCCCGCAAAATCTTAGAGATACCGGCCTTATGAACCAACTCGAAGGCGTACTCAATTCCCGGAGTAATACGGTGTTCCGTTACTTCTCCGTTAGCCCTTGTAATTTTTAGCTTTGCCATTAGTTATATTCTCCTTAGAAGGTTCCTGTAGTTGTTTGTACTACTGTCGAATTACATGTAAAGGTAATTGAAGATGCGTTAATGCTTGCTACATCTCCGGCAATAGGGGTTAAATTATTAACCAAAATTGAGACGGTGTATAAAGGATTAGCGGCTCCTACTGCGGTTCCCTTTACTGGGATTAGTACAGCTGTAACGGTAGTACCGTAGGCAGCTTGAAGGGTAGGTGTTACCTGTGAAGCTGCAAAGTCATTAAAGAAGTCTAGGCTTAAAGTAGAAGCTTCTAGGCCCTTTACGAATTTATGAGAAGCATCTCCAAGACTGGTGATTTCCAGCTCGTCGAAGATCTGTGAAAGTGTTGCACTTGATACGTGGTCGCTGATATCAACAGAGTTGATCTTAACGCCGACGGTAGATTGTAATTGTACGGCCATTATTCTTCTTCTTTCTCTGCTGGCGCAGCTTTAGTTTTTACTTCTTCTTGCTTAATCTGACCGATTCGGGCCAGAAAATTATTTTCGTTTATATCATGTAGATCAGACATTTTAGCTCCAACTCGTGAGGATTGATATATTAAGTTCAGCTGTTAAAAGTGCTCCACTTGCCGCATCTGTAATAGATGGAGTAGATACGCTAGTAACATTATAAGATAGTGCGCTTGCTTCTAGTTTATTAAACACAGCTACGATAAAATCTTCTATACCGGCTAAGTTACCTCGGTTATCTAGGGCAGGTACGGCCATTAGAATACGAAAGTTAGCTAGTGGCGCAATAGTGTTATAGCCTTCATTCGTAGGCTGTAAATAAGGATCGCCTGGCAATACCGTTACAGAATTAGCCAATAAAGTTGGGCTCGGAAAAGCGAACGTGCTCCATACTCCGTTATTTGTAAGAGCTGTGGCGATTGTGGATCGAAGGGTAGTTATAGCTACTGGCATCATCCCACCAAAGAAGAAGGATTAGCGTATGGCTGTATAAGGCCCCTGATCCGATTTATAAGCTGGTAACCGACACGGTATGGACTAGGCGTAAACCCATCCATTCCTACTCCGCCTGTTTGGGATACTTGCCGGGCTTGCCATATATCTACAGCTAATATCATCGCCGCCTGACGGATAGCCGGCGTATTAGCGTAAGTGGCTGTCTTTGTATCTGGCCCGGTAGCCGTGCCGTATGGCACGATTCGATGAAAGTTATCATCGGCCGCAGTTTTTGTAAATTGAATAAAAGAATAACCGTTAGGCCAGTTTTGCCATGCCCACGGCCACCAAAGCATAGGCAGAATATTATTAGTACCGCTAGAGAATGGCACCGTGCCGGTAATTGTGTAAGTGCCGTTATAGGTAGCACCGCATCCAGCTAGCGTTACAGATTCTCCGGTAACGAATAGTCCTGGATTAGCAAGCATTACTGTCGCTACGTTATTACTTATCGTTGCGCCTACTACTGGAGCAAAGTCGAACCACAGATAACTATTGAGAAGGTCCTGACTTGTTTGGCACACAGATTCCACGTCAGAATCGGAGTAAAGAGTACCTATGCCAAGATTGGCCCTCAGCTCGGCGACAGTTACGTAAGTAGCTGGCATTCTCTTTACTCCTTTTCTAAAAAGCTCCCCTAGGGATAGGGCTACTAAACCCTAGAGGATTCCTTATTGTGTTTTAGATCTTTGCGTATTTGACGATTCCGTATGGCATTTTAGCGATCGTTGCCATGAATCCGTAGATAGCAATTTGAACCTGTAGATTGCTTACTACGTTTACGCTCATGTAAGCCTGAGGGCTACGGTAAACGGTGAAAGCTTCTGGAGCCAAGATTACAGCTGAGCTATCATCGAATGCAGTTTGTGAGAAGTTCTTATCTACGTATAGATCAAGACCTAATACATTTCCACGAATAGATGATGGACGTACTTGTCCAGCTGCGTTCATTGGTTGGATCGCATTGTAAATCGGGCGACCAGTTGTATCAGTAGCACCTAATAGAGCTTGGTACTGCGCTGGGTTAGCAATGTAGTTCTGTGCGAAGTAACCTGTATTTTTGTAGATTGCAGCTGAAGCTTCTGAAGTGTAATCGATGATACCTGTTGAATCTGCTGTTTCCGCAGTACCGAATGAACCAGCTGCTAGAAGTGCTGTAAGTGCAGCTGTATCGATTGCAGTTAAGTAAGCATTTTGTAATTGCTGGGTCAACTCTGAGTAAAAGCCAGGATATCCGCTGCGCTCTAGGAGCTCCACAGATAGCGTATTCATGCCTGAATACTTCTGGACAGTTCCATTCAGATAGACGGTTTCCATTCCGGTATTTTGTACTGCACCGGCTTCGGCTTCTACTGTAACTACTGGAGCTACACCAGTTCCGCCAGCTGCTGAAGTAACCAATGATGGAACGCTTATGGTCATACCAACGCTAGGCAGAGTTCCTTG